TTATCTAAATTAATATTTTTACCAAGCATAGCTCCCAATTCCATCTCTTGATTTATGGAACTTTCAAAATCTAATAAGTTATCGGCTATACCGGTCATAGTTTTCAAACTAACACCCATTTTTGCCGCTTGTACCGCCGCTTGTTGAAGGTTTTTTCCTCCTTCTTTTCCAAATAATGCAAATTCTTCAGCGGATGCAGCTACATCTGCCATTACATCAGCCGGTACTAATCCATTTTGTTTAGCCAATTCTTTTGTACCTTCTGCCATATTTTGTGCAGATTCGATACTATTACCATTTAATCTTGCAAATGTGCCTGTTAATTTTGCTGCCTCATCACCACTAATACCCATATTAGTAGCCATAAGGTTTGTATTCAATTGGTTTGCAAATGTTACATCATTTAAACCACCCATCTCTTTACTCAATCCCTTTGCTACACCATCAGCATCCTCAAAAACGGTTCCTAAAGCACTAGCAGAAATCGTTGCACCACCAAGATAACCACCCATCTCTCTGGTTGTTTTTCCTAATTTTGTAAGTGCTTGTCCTGCTCCAAATAAAGTAATTCTTGCAAATCCTCTAAATCCACTAAATAACAATCCAGCAGTTCCTAATATTCCACCTATTGTTTTTTTAATTTCATTATATGCCTCTACTTGTGCTTTTAGTTGGTCTTTTTGTTCTTCAGTTAGTTTTCCGTATGCCTGTGCTATACCATTTTGTTGTCTAAGATTATCTAATATTTCCTTTTCAACACCTTCTCTTTCACCTAAAGCTGCTATTTCTTCGTCTATTTGACTTTGTATTATCGCTCTACTAGTAATATCGTCTTTTGATAAATTAGCTAATTGTTGATTTAAATCTGCAATATTGTTAAATGAAGCTGCAGTTTCTGCACTTATATCCTTATGTCCTCTTTGTAATTCAAGTCTTTGTCTTTCCATCGTAACCAAAGGTTGTAATTCCGCTGAAAGACTTTTTAACGATGATTCTTGTCTTACTAAATCATCAGTAATTGCTTTTTGCTGCTCTCTTTGAACTTTAAGAACTCTAAGAAGAGCGTTTTGTTTAGCATTGATTTCTTTTAATGTAGCATCCTTTTTAACTTGAGTTTGAAATTCCGCTTCTGAAAGATTTAATTCTGCACGCATGACTGCTACTCTTGCTTGCTCTTCAGCTCTTAACTGTTTAGATTCAGCAATTAGCTCTTTATAATTCATTTTTGAATAGTCTGCCATCTACTTAATTACTTTTCGTATTTTTTGAGAGTTTTTTCCAATTCTCTAACTTCGTTATCTATATCAATTAGTTTTTGAACAACCGGAGGTGGTAATTCCTTTGTTCTTTTCGCCTTTTCTAATGCTCTATTGATTGCACCCATCTTTAATCCATCAAAAAAATCATCAGTAAATCTTTTTAACATAGATGGTAGACCTTCTTTTATTTGTGGTTTGTTATTTGACATGATTATTCTATTGTTTTCTATAAATATTGACAAACAAAAAAGTGAGGACTTTAACGCATCCTCACTTTTGGAACTTTCATCTTAGATTGTGCTTGTTTTGCCTGTTCTGCTTCTTTTTTCTTAAATTCTATTAATTTATTAAAATAGAACTTACGAAGGTACGTTGGCATAAAATATACTTCTGACCAAGTAAATCCATTACCAAATTGAACCATTTCCCAAATTTGGCTATGAAGTTGAATCTTATAATCAGTTGGAAGGGTAAAAAAAGGAAATCCCAAATGGTATATCCAGCGCCTCCGTCTCACCGGTTATTTCTGATTGGAATTCGAATTTCAAATCCAAATCAGGTGATATTTCCTTTACATATGCTCTAAATGCTTTTGTATCTTTTGCTAAGAAAGAATTAATTACCCATCTATTGATAAATCCTCTATCTTCGTTTCCATCAACCGAAACAATCATATGTTTTAATCGAGTTGTTACATCAAATGAACCACCCGAATTTTTATTCAATTTTTCTAATGCTTGAACTTCTTTTGTTATTTCCTGTTCATCACCATGATTAATTAATTTAAATGTAATTTCAGTACCATTTGATGGTAAAACAAATTTGTATCTATTGTTACCACTTAACACACCAAAATCAATATCTTTTGTTTTTACTTTGGATAAATCAATTATTGTTTTTTGTTTTTCCAATGTAAAAGGGTCATTAATTTCAACGTGGTAATCAGCTCCATATCCTAAAATACGGGTTGCTAAAAGAATAGCGTTCTTATCACCAATAAAAATATCATTTGGATTAACCCCAGGTTCTACAATTACTGATTCAAATAGTTTATCTAATACTATTCCTTTCTTAATAAGGTTTTGATTTGCAAGGATATCTTCTTCTCTTGCAGTCATATACTTTATTTCACAAGTTCCTTTTCTCAAAGGGTGTCCTTCAGGATATAACAATCCTTGTGATGGTAATTCAATAACTTCGGTTGGAAAATCAAAGTGTTTACGTTCATTTTCTACCGGAGCTTGTTGCTTAATGTTTATTTCTGCCATAACTATTATATGTTTTTATGTATATATAAATACATAATTTCAAAAAATTTGGAAATAAAAAAGGGATACCTTTTGAGTATCCCTTATTATTATTGTTTTTCTTAGATTAGAATTCAAGAATTGCGTAATCGTAAGCCAATGTTAATTCAATTGTTGCAGGTTCGTTAGAATCGAATGAAACATCACCAAAGTTTGCAGATGTAATAAATGCACCCTTCAATTTCCATTGTTCAATCTTATCACCAACTGGACCTAACATATAGAAATCTATATCTTTTTTATAGAAATCTGCATATCCACGTCTACCAGTGATTGACTCATGTCCTAAACGTACCCACTCCATCACCGCTTGTGCTCCAGATGGGACAATTGGGTCATAAAGTGTGATAGTTATATCTTGCCATTCACCTTTACCTTGCAATTGTCTTTTAATGTTGATATGGTCTAATGTTACCTTTTCAAACTGAATTGAAGGTCTAGCTGCTGCTTTAACCATATATGAAGGAATAGTATCTATTTCCATCACATAGCGGTTTTTCATTTTAGGTTCGAAGTTCGTATAGAACATCTTGTCAAACTCTAATATCTCTGCCATTTTATTGTCCTTTTATTTTATATTAATAAATATCTACTTTGTTTGTTTTTATATTATGCGTTAAAAGATGCCCCAGTTGGAAGAATGTTGAAATCAATTACGATGAATTCCGCAGTCTTCGCAGGTTGTAGGAATATTTGTCCCGCTAATATATTTCTATCAATCACATCAGGTGTGTTGTTAGATTCATCCATCACAACTCTAAATGCGTATAAACCTTGTCTTTGTTGAATTGCTTCTAAATAAGGGTTTACGGTATTTAAGAATCTTGCTCTAGTTGTTGCTGTGTTTTGTTCAAACACTAAATATCTAGATGTAGATGCGATAAACTTCTTAACAGTGATAAGTAATCTTCTTACGTTGATTCTATCTAATGCCGATGCTTTATCTTGTAGAGTTTTTTGTCCGAATGCTACAATACCTTGTCCAGGGAATGCCGCAATTGGGTTTACTTTGTTCTCATATAGAGTATCTCTTTCAGCGTGTGTTAATCTATTCAATACACTAACTGCTCCGGTGATACCACCTCTATTCAAACCTGCAGGTGCAAACCACTCAGCCGCTAATCTATCGTTTTGTGCGAATACAGCTGGTAGTAATACTGAAGGTGGAACAGTTGTAAGTTTGTTTGTATTTGTATCGATTGTTTTAACCCAAGGATAGTAAGTTGCTACATAGTTAGAATCTACTGAATTTGCCGCTTCGGTTGCTTCAGTAATTGAATCAGTATAGTTGTTAAAATCAGCAATGTAGAATGAATCTTGTCTTTCTTCAACCATATCAATTACTCTAGTAGTGATAGCTGGGTGTAATCTTCTTACAATACCAGGAGTTACTACCATATTAATATCATACTCATCAGGATTAGATACTGCTGCGATTGCTTTAGTATATGCTACTGAACCAGATGATGTTGATGTAGAACAATTAAATCCTTGTGTATTTCCAGCACC